ATATAATATTTATAAAAAATGAAAAGTGCATTATTTATATTTTTAACAATTTCTAGTATTTTTGCAACACCCGTATTCCGTAGAAATTGCGATAATGAAGATTGTGATCATTATGAAAACAAAACAGTAGAATGTAATGATCATACTGTAAGTTTAACTGACACTGTAACTGTAAGTTTAACTGACACTGTAACTGTAAGTTTAACTGACACTGTAACTGTAAGTGACACTGTAACTGTAAGTGACACTGTAACTGTAAGTGACACTGTAACTGATATTATTACTAAAGATGTTGTTAGTTTAATTACAAATACAATTATAATTACAAATACAGAAGTTCAAATGTTTACAGAAACACAATGTCCTACAACTGATAGAGAAATTACTGTAACAGAACCTGAACCAACTGAAACACCTTGTCCAGAAACTACATCGGAAACTACAACTGATAGAGAAATTACTGTAACAGAACCTGAACCAACTGAAACACCTTGTCCAGAAACTACAACTGATAGAGAAATTACTGTAACAGAACCTGAACCAACTGAAGAGCCATGTATAGAAACTACATCGGAAACTACAACTGATAGAGAGATTACTGTAACAGAACCTGAACCAACTGAAGAGCCTTGTCCAGAAACTACAACTGAAACACCGACAGAAACACCTTGTCCAGAAACTACAACTGAAACACCAACTGAAACACCTTGTCCAGAGACTACAAGTGAAGAGACTACTACAAGTGAAGAGACTACTACAAGTGAAGAGACTACCACAAGTGAAGAGACTACTACAAGTGAAGAGACTACTACAAGTGAAGAGACTACTACAAGTGAAGAGACTACCACAACTACTGATGATATTACTATTATAGATTTAAATACTGAAGTTCCTCTTAGAAAGAGGTTTTATAGAAGAATTTTAAGAGCATAATATGTTATAAATAATATATATATTAAATGATAAATATATTATATAAATGTGTATTTTGTAAATTATTGTTTTTTTGTAGGTTTTTTGATTAAAGATTTAAATTTTGTTGGTAATTTTGATGTATCAAAAGATTTATCTAATGAATATGTATCAATTAAATAAGAATTTTCTATAATATAACTATAAGTTATGTTTTGTATATTTAGTCGTTTTGTTTTTGTAAAATTGCCAACATAAAAAATATCATATATTTTATCTGCTATTGTATTTTTAAGACCACGATAAGATTTAGTGATATCAGTTGGATAATTATCAGATGTATTTTCTGGATAATCTGATGTATATACAAAAGATTCTTTTGGATTAAATAATTTATCAATTTCTGATATAAAATATTTTGGAACATTTTTAATCGTTTTTATAGAATCTATAAAATCAAATAAATCATAAAATTCTTGACCATTTTTTGTTATATATTTTAGTCTATCTTTATAATACCAAGAGATATATAATTTATTAGGAATCCAAGAAAATCCAAAATCAGATATAATAAAAATATATCCTAGATTTGGTAAATAATAATCTACACCATCTAATTTATAAATCCAATATCCACCCTTTTTTATTTTTTGAACTAAAATATTACCTATGTGTAAATCTGTATGTAACATATTTAAAGTTTGTTTAAGTGAAGTTAAAGCATACATAATTTGAAAAAGAGCATTAAACCAAATTTCATTACTATGGGCTTTTTGAATCCATGATTCAAATGTATAATTTATATATTCATTATATAATGTAACTATATTATTTTTATAATCCCAATAATAATTAATTGCAAAATTAGGACAAATCTTTTGAAAAACTAATTGATTTGTTAATGTATTAGATATAATTTCTATTAAACTTGGTTTTTTAAATGATTGATTACTATAAAATAATGTTAATATTTCATTTGGTGTAAGATTTAATTCACTTTTAGTTATACCTTTGCCACTTTTTATGGCTCGTAAATTAACTTTTTTCATGACAAATTCGTTACCTTTTTGTTTTTGACCCTGAAATATGGCTTTGTAAACAAGACCTTCTACACCTGATGCAATTTCTTTTTTTATAAAAATATCAGATAAATCTTTGTACACATATGTATTTGTTCGTTTATTTTTTAATGTATATAAATCTTCCAAGGTTTTTATAAATTTGTTATATTTAGAAACTCTTAATGATACTAACCATTCCATTAATATACACACTTAAAAAAAATTAACTTAAAATATTTAAGTTAATTTTTTAATTAAATTAGTCAATTGAAATTAAATCATTAATTATATAAATATTTTTATTTAGTTCCTTATTTAATTCTAATGCTCGTTGATTATATGCTTTTGCTGCATCAATTTCATTTACAAATGTTCCTAAATAAATTTGTTTTTTATTAAAAGTTAATAATGCTTTATATTTCTTTGCTTGTTTGGAAAATATAACACCATGATACTTACTACTTTTGTTTTTAATATATTTATTTTTATTTTCAGTATGAACGTCTTTAGGAATTGTTATATAGTCTGGAATATCGTTTAATATATATTTTGTATTATAAGTGTTATTATAGTATAAAGCTTGTTGATTATATAACTTAGCACATTCTATTTCGTCTTCGTCTTCACCTAACGTATATGTTTTTTTATTGTATTTAATTGCTGCTTTATAATGCTGTCTTGTTTTAATATAATCAACACCAACGAATTTAGATGTTTTCTTTTCTAAAAATTCGTTTTTATTGTCTGTTAAAACATCTCTAGGTTTTGTTATAAAATTTGGTATATTATTTAATAAATAATTTGTGTTTTCAGTTTCATTAATATATAATGCATATTCATTATAAACTTTTGCACCATCTATTTCAGTGTCATAATAACCAAGAAATATATTTTTATAATTATGTTTTAAGGCAACATGCCATTTTTTCTTCTCATTATTCCAAGAAACACCTTTGTAATTACCAGTTTTATTTGTAACCATTTGACCAGTTAATTTAAATACATTTGTTTCTTTAATATCTTGTTTAATTTCTTCTTTAACATCTTGTTTAATTTCTTCAATTAAATTATAGTTTATTTGAGATACGTTATTTTCGGTTTTTGTCACGAGATCTCTATAATTAGAAAAATTAAATTCATCATAAAATGACTTTACTTTATTCATTACATACATTGCATATTTAATTTGATAATCGTCTGATAAATAAAACCATTCCCTACGTCCCTTGATATTATAAGGTTGCATTATAAAATGTATTGAACGTTCTACTGATTCTATATCATAAGTTTCTATTTCAAAGTGTAAACGTAAAGATTTTTCACTTGAACTAGTATTTAAATTTCGAAGTCTTCTTTCTGTATTATTAGCCATACCAATTTTATAATGTCCTGGTTTTGATAAATCGTTTATTAAATAAATAAATCCACATTTTCTCATATTAAATCCATGTGTTTCTGGTTTATGTTCTAATAATTTTATCTTTTTATCCTTTTCTTCAAGTTGTCTTTTTAATTCTATAGATTCATTAAATATTATATCATCTAAAATATTTCCTGCCCATTTTCTAAACTTTTTAGCTATTTCTTTTTTTGAGCTATAAAGTAAACGATAAACTCCCTGACTTGTTAAGAATAATGTATCTTGCTTACGTTTTAAGGTGTCGTACGTACTACGTACTACAACTTCATCGCCATCAAAATTCATTATACTTGTTCTAATATTAACAATATTAAGAGCTTTACCTATATCACTTGCTTTAAAACAATAAAGTTTTTTGTTATCTTTTTCTTCAGTTATAATAGATATGGGGTTATTTTCAAATGCTTTAACTATACAATTATTATCTTCTCTTATTTCTTCTGTCATAGATGCTGTACGTAATCTTTATAACATCTTATAGTATTATATTTTTAAATTAAGAACGCACTATATTCCAATATTAAAATAATTTTTATAAGATGATTCAAAGTTAATTCTAAGACCATAAGTGAAGACTTGAGGTCTTTTTGACCTAATATAATTACAAATATTTTGGAATTGTGTTAATTGACATTCTGTTTTTGGAATTTCACTTAATTCGACGTATTTATGGTCTAAAAGTACCTTAATTAGGGCAGCTGTGACTATAGTCGATCTTTGTTTACCAGCGTGACAATGAATTAAGATGTTTTTATTTTCAATGGTATGTTTTCGTAATAATAGTGGAACAACGATTTTAAAATAATTTTCCATTATAATAAAATCTCGTTCTAATAATGAATCATTAACAGGTATTCTAAATTGTTCTATATTATAAATTGAACATAAATTTACTGAATTAATATTATTATATTTTTGTTTTTTTAATTTTTTATCTATAATTTCATGAATAAAAGGAATATTTGATGTACAATTTATTATCATGTCTATTTTATTATCTATTAAAAAATTAATATCATGTGCAGCTTTATAATTTCCTAACCATAAATTTGGTAAAATTTTATCAACACTTGTTTTTGTATTAAGAAATGAACTAGTAAATTCATATAAAGTATTATATAAATAATATAACATCAACTTAATATTACAAAATAAAATAAATATTACTTTATTAAATGTAATGTAATTAATTTAAATAAAAAATATTTAGATTGAATAAGAGAATAAGAGAATATTATGAAAAAAAGATTTATTATAGAAAAGGAATCTACTACAAATACTAGTTCATATGATGATACTACAAATACTAGTTCATTTCAAACTGATACAATTTCTGATGAATATTATACAGAAAACGAAGGGTCATTTAATGGATATCCGTTTTTAAATATAGCTAAAACAAAATATAGAAAACCAAGTAATGGTACTAAACAAGATCTTTTTACAAAAGATGAAATTATAAAACGTTTAGAAAATACTATTCCTTTAAAAAGTATGGAAGAAAAGAAAATTTTAACAAAATTGCCATATTATAAAACTTGGGTAAGATATTACAATACTAAAACTAAAAAATTTAGAATAGGAGGACATTTAATGAAAGTTGTTTATCCGGATTACGTAGTTTTAGTTAATTTAAATAATAAAATATCATGGACGGTACAATTAAAAGATTGTATATTTTATATTACTGATCCTCGGTTAAAACAAGATGAAACAAATAATACAAATAATATTATAAATACAAACAAAAAACTTAACAATTATAATATTAAAAACGATAAAAAAGACAATATGGAAGATAAAATAAAGGATAAATTATATACTTTATATAAACAAGGCAAATTATCTAGATTAGAATGACCATTACTTTTTTTTAAAAAGTAATGTAATATTTTTAATTTAAAAATTTAATAATTATATACTTTAATTATGAATATAAATAAAAGATTATTAAAAGAAATTAGAGAATTGTATATTCAACAAAATCAAAAAGCTTTATTAGATAACGATTATCTTATTTATTATGATGATATAAATATTAATAAAGTATATGCAATTATTCGAGCACCATATGATTCAGTTTATAGACATAAATTTATAAGATTAAATATAACTATTCCAGAAAATTATCCTTATTCACCACCAGACGTAACTTTTATAAATTACAATAGTGTTAGAATACATCCTAATATGTATGAAAATGGAAAATGTTGTGCAACAATTTTAAATACGTGGGGAGATGATATTTATGAAAAATGGACATCTAGTATGGGAATAGAAACTATTTTATTAACATTTCATTCTTTTTTAGATAATCATCCTTATATGTATGAACCTGGTGGTAGAGATGATACTACATATACTGATTATGTAAAACACGAAAGTTGGTATAGCTGTTTAATTGTATATTTGCAAAATGAATCAATAGACTTGTTTATTCAATATATACATAATTATTTAATGTTAAATATAGACACTATATTTCAAGATTTATATTTATTAAAAACGGAATATCCTACTGGTTATTATAATTGTAGATGTTTTGAAATAGATAATTATACAATAAATTATGATAAAATTATTATTAATTTGCAAAATAGTTATAATTATATAGATTATATAGAACGGAAATACACAGACGAAGATATATTAGAATCATTTCAAGATTTTATAAATAAAGAATACAATTGTAATATCTGTTTTGACACAAATCATACTGAAAATCAAATTATAAAATTGTCATGTGATCATAGTTTTCATGAACTTTGTTTATATAACCATGTTAAGGAAAATCATAAATTATGTTCAATGTGTAGAAATGTTATAAATGATAGTGAAATAAAGAATTTATTCCAAAAAATAGAATGGATTATAAATCCATTAACAAAAAGACGAATAAAAATTGGTGGTAAAACATATATATATTTAAAAGATAATGGACATCTTTAAAATGTTTTGATCGAGCTTTTTTACACAGATTATTAAAAATTGAAATTTATTAGAAATTTATAAATAATTGTACAAGACAATCACTTAGACAATGAAAATTCCACGTTTACCAACGGAGATAATGGACGAAATAGTATTATATACTGGAGATCCTTATGTAGCAAATGTATTAAAAAATCATATTTCTCAATACGTATTAGATCGTATTGAGAAAAACATATTAATATATGGTAATGTTCAAGGTGGCAAAACATCTGAAATTATCAATTATATAAATGAAAATAAATGGTGTCAAAAAGTGTTGGTTATTCAGAATTCATTATTGGTATTAAAACAATATGAACAAAGACTTAAGTCGAAAAATATTGATTATCAAATAATTGACAAAAATACACAAGAAATAAATAAAAATTTAGTATTAGTATTAAATAACAAATATAGATATAATTATTTTCAAAAAGTTGAACCTAAACGATATATTTTAATGTTGGATGAATCTGATCAAACTATTCGTTCTTGTTCTATAAAGACATCTAAAAATATTAGAAAAACAGTTTATATAACAGCAACTCCATTTAACAGTACTTTGTATAATAGATGTATTAAGGTTCCAAAAAATACAAATTATTATGGTGTTGAAGATTTAAATATTAATTTAAACTGCGCTGATGATAATACAGAACAAGTTGAAAAATTTTTAAAAACACAAACAGGTATAATGTTGATAAATAAATATAGTTATGTAAATGAAATGACACGTTTGACAAAAAAATTAACATTGCAATTTCCAAATGTTCCAGTTGTATTATTAACATCTGAAAAAATAATGTTACTCAATAATCAAAAACAATATGTCAAACAAAAATCTATATCAAAAATTATCGACAGTTTACAACAACATAAACATATTATTTTTATAGCAAATAGATTATCCAGTAGGGGTTTATCATATGTTTCAAGCGATTATACTAGACATTTAACTTGTCAAATTACTAGAATTAGATCAAGTGTAACAAGTTTTTTACAATCATTAAGAATCCTTGGAATTTACAACTGTAAAGAAAGATTAAATTTAGAATTAGTTATCGATGATCACGAAGAAAAACTATTTGAAAAACACGTTAAATTTTTAAATAATTTTAATGTTGAAGAAAAAATATTATAAGTGATAGTGAAATAGATATATTATTATTAAAAAAATGAATTTTTAAAGATAGATTTAAAAATTTATCATGACATTTACTGAAAGATTATATATTGAAACTAAAGATTCTCACAAAATTGTAGATAAACATCCTTTTGTTTCAATGATTAGAAAAGATAAAATAGCTGGTGATATGTATATTAATTTTAACAAATTATGTATAAATGAAATTCAAAACGTCTTAGATTTACAAGATAAAGTTTTACAAAAAAAATTATATAGAGATTTTTTATTACCTGATGTTTATATAACACCAGCTTATTATGAATTATTAAAACATTGTAAGAAATATCCTGTAGAATCTGCTTATCAATTTTATTTAGGATTATTATTTGGTGGTAATATGTTAAAACGAATGTTACCAGAACATAATGATTTCTTAACATATGAAAATTCTAAAAGTCTTATTACAGATTTTAAACTATATTTATGTAAAAATATTTCAACAGTTCAAGAACAAAAACGATTTATTAATAATGTTAATAAATCTTATGGTATTATAAAAGACTTATTTGATGAATTTTATGAAATATGTAATAATGCAGAATTTCTTCAATTAAATTTAATTCTAAATGTCTAAATACAATTATTCATCTTCTTTATAACCTACTATGTCACCTTGTCTTGATACAAGAACTTTAAGTTTTCTTGTTTTTGCAAATCTACGTTTTAATTTATCTAATTTTTCCTCATCTTTTTCATTATCTTGTTCGTAATGTGAATTATAATTATTATTATGATATTTCCAAAATTTCTGATGTCCTACTCTAAAATTTTTATGAGGTTCAGCTTTATACCAAAAAATCTGATCACGTAAGTCATTTGAATTACCTGACGTTTTTACGACCACACATTCGTGATTTTGTGTACATGCATCTAATATATTACAGAAATAATTAAAATCGGGAAGCATCCCACAATAAGCATCATATATTTTTTTTCTATTAGCTACAGAAGGTTCATTGAAAATAAAAACATAATCTATATTACTACGTAATTCTGGAGGAATACCTTGAGGATATTGCATTGTTAATATAAATAAAAAATTATAATGACGACCATTAAAAAATATACTTTTAATTGTTTTATCTTTTTTCCAACTTTGTGCATCATGTAACATATCATCTAAAACTATAAACACATTATTACTAGCGTGTTTACCAGTTTCTGAAAGTCCTTGATCTTTTGCTTCTCTTATTTTACGTTTCTGACGGTTCATTATACCATTTATAAGTTCAGGATCGTATTCAGGATGAATAAAACAATCTGGGATAAAATCCCCAAAAAATGGCGAAGCTTCTTCTGTACCAGAAAAAACTATACCTGATGGTATATATTTATGGTGGTAAAATATATCTCTAACTAAAAAACTTTTCCCCACTCGACGCCTACCGAGTACAAGTATAGTAGCGTCAGGTAATATACTTTTAATTTTGAATTTTCTAAGAGACAACTTTTCAAATTCAGGTATTAACATTAAAAATAAACAAGGTATTAGTATTTAAATTCTAACGCGATTTTTAATAAAACTTTTTTTAAAAGTTTATAATAATGATTTTATCTATTGATATTGGATTACGTAATTTATCACTTTGTATAATGAATGCAGAAAATGCTTCTGATATAAGTAGTTATAAAATACATCTATGGGATGTATACAATACTTTAGATTCAGATAATTATAAATGTCAAGGTATTCAAAAAATATGTAATAAAACATGTTGTCTTAAATATAAAATAAACGAGAATATATTATATTCATGTAAAACACATTTCCCAAAAGATATTAAAATAAATTTAAAAGAACATACTTTTAAAAAAAAGAAAATAGATGATTATCTTTTACAAGATATTGCAAAAATAGTTTTAAAAAAGATTCAAGAAATATATGATAATAATATAATTATATTTAATAATCTCAAATCTATAATAATAGAACTTCAACCAAAGATCAATAGAAAGGCTATATTTACATCTCATATAATATATGGTAAATTAGTAGAATTATATAAAGATACACAAACTACTATAAAATTTGTAAGGGCAGCACATAAGTTACGTGCATATACTGGTCCTGTAATAGAATGTAAATTAAAAGGAGAATATGCTAAAAGAAAATGGTTGTCTATTCAATATACACGTTGGTTTTTAGAAAACAATTTTTCACAAGAAGAAAAAGATAAATGGTTACCATATTTTGAATCAAAAGTTATTAAACCAGATATGTCAGATACTTTTTTGATGTCAATTAATTGCTTACATGGTATTCCAAAAAAACAATTAAAACATAAAAATGGAAATGAATTAAAATAAATTTTGTATAATAATTATTTAAAAATAATATTAATTAAAGTAACATATATGGAATATTCTAAAATAATTTTATATGATAAACACAAATCAATAGTAGACTATTGTTTAGTATCTAAAAATCATTATACTATATTAAACAAATATAAATGGTATAAAGCTAATAATTACGTATTATCTACTATTAATAATAAAACAGTAAGAATTCATAGATATATATTTATTAATATTTTAAAAGTTGATATAACTAATAAGATAATAGATCATATAAATCGAAATACTATGGATAATAGAATTGAAAATTTAAGAATTGTAACTCATTCTGAAAATAATAGAAATAGAAATAAACAAGAAAATAATTCAAGTAATTATATTGGTGTATCTAAAAATAATAGAAAATCAGGAGCAATTTGGACAGTTTCAATAAGAGTTAATAATAAAGATTTAATTGCTTACTATAGTAATGAAATACATGCTGCTCATCAATATAATTTGTGGTGTAAAGAATATAAT